TGGATATGATACCTGAACATTGGAAAGAAAAACTAACTAACTTTTTAAACAACTAATGAAAAGCACAGAAATACATTATGATTGTGGCAAGGACTACGACTTAATAGATGTAATACACGACTATCAATTAACTTTTAACAGGGGTAATATAGTAAAGTATATATTTAGAGCAGGAAAGAAACAAAGTGAATTAAGTGACCTTTTAAAAGCTAAGGATTACTTAGAAAGAGAAATAGAGTATTTAAGAAATGAATAAAAAGTACAAACCATACAGACCAGAAACAATTAAAAAGAAAGCAGACATAAGAAGATTGAGTTTAAATAAAGCTAAATCAATAATAAAGTTCTGCAGTAAGTATTATGGCTTTGATGTTACTACAGATAGTAGAAAGAGAATTTATACAAATTCAAGGTTTATAGCAATGAAGATGATTAATGATTACACTAATTTATCTCTTGAAGACATAGGTTTACTATTTGGTAAACATCACGCCACAATTCTATACTCATTAGATACAATAAAGGTAATTGTTCAATATGATAAAGAACTTAAAGAGCAATACGACTACTTTAAAAATCATTTTGATAATAGATACGGATTGTTTAATAAAAATGAAGAAATTAACAAATCTATAGCTATATTTGATATAGTTAAGATACTTGAAGAAACTGACTTGAATGACATTATATCAATTAAAGATAAGTTATGCCTTACAAGAAGCGAGATGACATTATAAAATATTATTCTGTAGATTACACAGATAGTTACACAGAGGAAATGGACACGGAAGGATTGAAGGTGTTAAAATGGAGTATGTTTGACTCTCCAGACAAGTTAGGCTCTGGTAAGATGTTTATGGAGTCTGCACCTGTCCATATCTTAGATGAGGTTTTGTTTAAACAACGTATAAGAGTTTATATTATGTTAGGATACACATCTAAGACTTATGCAGATAGGTTAAGGATAAGTTCTGGTAATTCGCATAGATTAGGTAAGGCTGTTAAGATGAGATGTATAAATAAGGTAAAAAGATTAAAGATTGTAAGAGGTCTAATTCAATATGGTGTTGAGAGGATTCATTTACATAACGAATGGATATATTTTGATACCGATAACTACATAAAGAAACCAGAAATTGTTTTGCTTTAGATTTTTGTTCTGTTTTTGTTTGGGAGAGGTGGTGTAAAAGCCACCTTTCTTTTTTTAACATAATTTTAACATATTAAAACTTGTGTAATTAAAAATAATATGTAATTTAGCATAGAATTTAAAAACACAATTATGAAGAAATTATTAACAGTATTAATTTTATTATCATTATCATCTTGTGATAAAGACATCTTAGATGTTAAAGAGTGTAATGATAATTGCTTAAAGGTAACTAAGGTTATACAAAGAAGCAGCTATTATCAGTTAGAAGGTACTGATATTTGTAGTGGTAAATCTTATAGATTTATACATACATTAAATGATTATGTTTCTGTTGGAAATATAATATGTAAAGACGAGTTTAACGGATTAACAGAAATATAATTATGAAAGAACAAAGAAAAATAAGATTTAGATGGATGATTCCATACAAAGGAGGAATGGTTAGATATTCTAACAACTACAAGACACAAAGAGAGTGTTATGACTGGCTTATAAATTATAAGAGATGTGTAGGAGACACATTACAAGACACAAGTACTTTTGTACTGGGTGTATACACTAAACCAATTAAAGAAAAACAAGAAACGATATGAATGAATTAGTAGATTTTAAGAACGCACAAGTAGAATCTTTACAGAAAAGAGTTCTACTATTAGAAACATACCTTTTAGAGGTAACGGATAAGGATTGTCCAGATGAATATAGAAAGATAGTTAGAAAGGAGATATTAAATGACGCCTAAGCCAATAGTAGTATTAGAATTTCCTAATTTCTATACAGAAGAGCAAGTAAATAAGTACTCTGACGACTTTGAGAAGAAGTTAGAGGGATATATTATAATAACATTACAGAAAGATATAAACGATATTAACATTAAATTTTAAGTAAAATGAACAGAGAAAAAGTAGCAGAACTATACAAGAAGTATGGGTTAACACAAGATGATGTGTATAAACACAAGCATTATCTAATTATTACAAGACAGGGTATTGATAAGATACAAGCACAAGAGAAGATTTTTATAGCTTATGATGCTATAACCGTAGAGTCAGAGTTTTGTGTTGTAAAGGCAAGTGCTGTTAAAGGCGATGCTAAGATAGAAACATTTGGTAGTGCAAAATATGGTGGTAAAGAATGGAACGCAACACGTAATAATGGTAAAGGTGGTTGGGACGAGAAAGGAAACACTACTACATGGTATGTTATGGAAATGGCAGAAAAGAGAGCAATGAGTAGAGCAGTATTAAAGCTAACAGGTTTCTATGAATTAGGAGTGTTTGGTGAGGACGAATCAGAGGATTTTAAAAGAAAATAAATAAATAATTAATTAATTAAATACAAATAAAAATGAGTTTAGAAGTAACAGGAAAATTAGAGAAATTCTTAGAAATGCAAGTAGGTAAAACTAAGGATGGTAAAGATTGGAAAAAACAACAATTTATCGTTGTAACAGAAGAAAAGTATAACAATATTTATCCTTTTGAATTATTTGCATCTGGGGAACATTTAGAAAAGATTGACAACCTATTAAAGTACAACAAGGTTGGAGATATGGTTAAAGTTCAGTTCAATGTGAATGCAAGTGAATATAATGGCAAATATTATACAAACCTTTCTGTTTGGAGAGTTGATAATTCTAAAAGACCAGAAGCACAACCAGCTACAGAGTCATTTAGCGAGGTAGAGGATGATTTACCTTTTTAATCTTTAATAATAAAGGGTGTAGTTAATTCTATGCCCTTTTTAATAAAACAAATAGTGGAAACATACACAAACAAAGAGATACAAGAAAATATTGACAAACTGACAAACAGAATAGATAGATTAAAGTCTGAAAGAACTAATATTGACCAAGAAATTAACAAATTAAAGAAACAAGTAGTTGAGTGGGAATTATTAAATTTAAGTCAAATAAAATTATTTTAAACAAATGACAGAGCAAGAATTACAAGAACAAAACGACCATTTAATGTTTATGCAATCTATACAAGAGGATTGCTTTATAGATATAAACAAGAAAATAGAATATCCACCTGTAGCAATTAGTTACGGAACACAAATAGTTCAAACAAGGAATGGTGCTATGGAGTTCCCAATACCTATAGCCACTTATGGTAACTTTAGCTTTATACAAGCACCTCCAAAGTCTATGAAAACTTTTTTTGTCAGCTTATTATCATCTGTATTTGTTAATCCAGAATGTGAATTTACAGGCAACTTAAAATCATTCAGAGATAATAAACACCTAATTCATTTTGATACAGAGCAGGGAGATTGGCATAGTCAAGGTGTTTTTAACAGGGTAAAGAGAATGAATGAAGGATTAGATTTAGATTTCTACCATACATTTGCATTAAGAAAGGTTGGTTATAAGTCAAGGCTGCAATTTATAGAATATTACCTACAATCATTAAAAGATGATGGTAAGGAAGTTGGATTGGTTATTATAGATGGTATAGCAGACCTTGTAAGCGATGTAAATAATTTACAGGAATCAAATGATGTTGTTCAAAAGATAATGACTCTAACAACGTTATATAACTGCCATATCGTAACCGTTATACATAGTAATTGGGGTAGCGACAAAGCCACGGGGCATTTAGGTTCTTTGTTAGAGAAAAAGACTGAAACACAAATTAAGTTAGAGTTTGATACTATTACAAGAAGTGTAGTTGTTAGGTGCATGAGAAGTAGAAATGCTGCATTTAAGGATTTTGGTTTTAAGCTGTCTAACTATGGGCTACCAAAGGTTATAGATGCTGAAAGAGATGTGCCTTATTAAATTTTAACATTTTTTAACATATTAATTCAAATAAATAACTTACATTTGTAGGGTAAAACAATAACAATAATTAAAAACAATTAAAAATTATGGAAGCAATTGGAATTATGATAGGAATAGCAATATTCATAATATCTATTTTATTAATAAGATGGATAGGTGCTTGGATGTTAAGAATAGATGAGGTAATCAAAGAACTAAAAAAAATTAACAAAAGTATAAATAACAACAAACAATAACAATTATGAAAACAATTAAATTATTAGCATTAACATTAGTATTAGCAACATTATCAAGTTGTAGCAAAGATTCAAATATTATAACTGGCGGAGATATAACACCACCACCTCCACCACTACCTGACCTTTATAGATATGATTTAGAAGAATACTATGAGCCAACTGTAACAATAAGCGAAACTTTGTATCGTGGGGGTGACTGTATTTATTTAGAAAGAGCTGCTTTTACAGGTAAATATACCAACTATGAAACATTAGATACTTTAATTATAGATGGCAAAAATAGGAGTAATTTAAGGGAAATAGCATTTTATGGTACTTACGGTAATCCAGGCTCATATGATTCTAAATACAGGGAAATTAATTATTTAAAGATAATCAATCTTGATATGGATAATATTAAAATTTTGTTTGATGATGCATATGGTAACATTAAAATAGGAGGCTCTAATTTATCTTTAAGTGAATTAAATGCAAACTCTTACACTCGGGCAGGTAGGTTGAATAAAGCAGATGCCTTTGAAATTATAGATATGACAAAGGAAACAACAGCTTTTATAGTGCGTAAAGGTAATTTTACATCATATACAAATTTTGTAGAAAAAGAAGTTGGCTATGTTGATTATGCAACTTCAAACAGACGAGGAAAAAAATATAAATTAATAGCAAAAACAAAACAATAAAATTATGAATGCGCAATCAGTACTAACAATCTTCTTTGCACTATGTTTTATTATAATGGTGTTTAAATACAGAGCAGAAAGAAAAAGATATGAAAAACTTAAATCAAGTTTCAATTATTTAGAGCGTGAGCATAAAAAACTATTTAACAAACATAAATAAGATGACGCCAGAACAACACAACCAACATAACAAAGAATGGCTTTTAGATGAGCTTTTAAGCAATAATAAAGAAAAAGCTAAGTACATAATCGAAAACATGCCATACGTTGATGTGGAATTAGATTATGATAATAGTACTACAGGAGTTTACAGAAACGATGACTACGAGTTAGAAATAGATAACTACTTTTTAATCTTTGAATTGAATGTGACAAGATATGGTTATGAGATTTCTGGAGATTATAGCAGCCCATCAGAATATGTAGAAACTTCTAAAGACATTTATGTGGATTTGAAAGAAGTGTATGAACGTGAGGGGTTAATTGCTTTAGATAGAACAAGTATTGCTAATATAGAAAAACAAATTAAAGATAACGTAAGATTTTAATTTACTTAATTATGGACTACAAATTAATAGACAACATTGAAATAGAGGGAATAGACTTTAAAGACTATCCAGATTTTTGTGACGCATTTATAGCAAGCGCAGACTATAACGGAAAACCAATGACAGATGAACAATTAGAAGAAATAAATGAAGATATTGACTTTGTTTATGAATGTGTGCAAAATCATTTGTTTTAATTTATTATGTTAGATAGATTTGAATCATACTTTAATAGTATAGATATTCCACAGGAGTTTAAGATTAGTGATTGTGAATATTGTTATGACCTACCTAAACTAATAGAATCTCATTTAGGCTGTTTAAGAGCTAATTCTGGTAATAGGAGATACTTGGCATATTACGATAGATTACATCTAATATACAACACTCTCAAAAACAAATAAATAAAAAATGGTTATCTTATTGTAAAAGTAATAGAATGGGAGAATCAAGAGAAATAAAACCTACGGACGGAAGGAAACATAATTCAAGGAAAAAATCAATTCCATTAGAACCTGTTCCAGACAGACCAAGAAGTAATAAACCTGCCTTAAATAAAGCTAAAAAAAATCGTAGAAAGGTTTACGCTAAGAAAGCCATAAAGAATATCTTTGGTAATGAGGTGGCTATGTTTGAAGCATTGGCTAAGAAAGCTAAAGAAGGTTCTTATAACCATATGAAGCTACTTACAGATATGGCTTATGAAGAAGATAGGGTAAATACTACAAATATCAATAAAGCACCTGTAATAAATTTCTTTGGTAGTAACGATATAGAGAAGAAGGTTAAAGACAGAATTATTGATGTAACACCAAAGAGAGATGCAGAATAATATCAGTATCAACGAAAAATATACACCTCTATTTACCAACGATACAAGATACTATATTCTTACAGGTGGTAGGGGTAGTTCCAAATCCTTCTCTGTCAATGTTTTCTTACTCAACCTTACTTATGAGAAAGGGCATAAGATATTGTTTACTCGTTACACGATGATTTCTGCTGCAACATCTATTATTCCAGAGTTTATTGAGAAGATTGACTTAATGGGTGTTAATGATGATTTTAGAATAACTAAAGATGAGATTATGAATCTTACCACAGGCTCATCAATTATATTTAAAGGTATTCGTACATCTTCCGGGAATCAAACAGCTGCACTTAAATCTCTTAATGGTATTACTACTTTTGTGGTAGATGAAGCAGAAGAACTTGTAGATGAAGCTACATTTGATAAGATTGACTTTTCTATACGTTCACAACTAAAACAAAATAGAGTTATTCTTATACTTAACCCAACAACTAAGGAGCATTGGATATACAAGAGATGGTTTGAGAATGGAATGGTTCAAGATGGCTCTAACACAGTCAAAAATGATACAACATACATACACACAACTTATAAAGACAATATAAAGAATTTATCTGAATCCTTTTTAAAGAGGGTTATGGATATGAAGAAACGCAGACCAGATAAGTATCAGCATCAGATTCTTGGTGGTTGGTTAGCTAAAGCAGAAGGTACAATTATAAGTAATTGGAAGGTTGGAGACTTTATTCCTACAGAAAGTACTTGTTATGGACAAGATTTTGGTTTCGCACAAGATGAAACAACTTTAGTAAAGATTTCTATAGACAAACACGCAAGAAAGGTTTGGGTTAAGGGGATTTATGGTAAAAAAGGAATGAGTACCACAGAAATAGCCACATTAAACAAAAGAGAGTGTAATATGGACTTGATTATTTGTGATAATTCCGAACCTCGTCTTATTAATGAATTAAAGAATTTAGGCTTAAATATAAGACCAACTGTAAAGAAGTCTGGTAGTATATTAAGTGGTATTGCTTTGATGCAAGATTATCAAATTATAGTTGATAGAAATTCTCATGGTATTATAAAGGAATTTAACAACTATGTATGGAAAGATAAAGGAGAAGTACCTGTAGATGCTTTTAACCACTACATTGATGCTATACGTTAT